AAATTCAAAATCGTTATCGTATATTATCTCTTGACCATCATTATGATTGACCTTTATTAAAATCTTATAAGCACGATTAGGTTCAAAGGCATTTAGGTCTTGTTTAAAATAGTTAGAAGTCGTATCACAACTCATTGTTGTGTAAGCACTAAATGGAACAACTGATTCGTTTGTTGCCATATCTATAATAGAGTAAGAACCTGAACCATGTGGTATAAAACTACCACTCACAGTTTGAACTGAAGTTGTAAATGATTTTTGTATGTATCTTTTACGAGCACCAAATCTAAACTTAACAGTTTCGTTTTCTTTGTATGCTTCTTTAAAATGTATTGGATACAAATAGTTTTCTACATTACCACTTACATCTAAAGATGTTAAACTACCTGTGTTTGAACCAGTAGCTGGTAAATGGTCATCCCATTTAAGTTCTATTTTTGGAGAATAGATTGTATTAGTTTGTCTTGAGAAAAACTTGATGTCTTCAAAACTACCACTTGATGTTTCTCTACTACCAGATAATCTTAATAATAAACCATAGTTTGTGTTTGTACCATCAAACCATTTATTAGCAACAGAAGTGATATCCATATTAATATCAGGTGACTCTGATGAAAAAGATTGAGTAACTTCATCACCAGCAATATAAGTTCCACCAGGTGTTGTCCATTCTATCTCGGAAGCACCTGGTCTATTCTTTCTATATAACCAGCTACAACCTTCTATCGTTTTAGGTACATCTATCTCTTTACCAATACCCTCATCCCATTCTTGACTTAGAGGATAAGCAGCAACTTTATATTCTTCAGTCAATCCACTTGTCCCTTCAGTTTCGTATAATCTAAGATTAACTTTATAATCATAAGGTAAAACAGATGAACTAATATAGTTTTCTATTTCTGTTGTATCAAACTGAAGAAGAACACGAGTTGGATGAGAAAAACTTCTATCAAAGAAAACTTTCTTTAACTCAAGAACCTCATCTTGTCCTGTATTCTTATCTTTAAAATCTTCGCCCGTAGTTTCATTTGAACCACTATTAATAAAGGCATCTTTGGTTGTAAAAAAATATCTATGCATTATATCACTTTTCCATATATGTCTTGGTTAGGATTTTTTAACTCAAATACTGCTGAAGAAACCGATGGTCTTATTACGCCATCTCGTAAAGCATTATCAAAGTTATATTTAAATCCATAGTTACTATCAGTTCCAATAACCTCACCATCTCCCTTATAATAATAAAGTTGTCTGCCACTAGCATATTCATTATTTCCATCTTGAAATAGTTTTAGTTCTTTAATACCGATTACACCATCTAATCCTAATATATTATATTGTAAATCATTTAGATTTATTGATTGTCTAAACTGCATCTTTTCTATCTTAAAGAAATCTTTTATTACTTGAATCACATTTAATTTAACTTCAGTAGGATTTGAACGTCTATCATAATTTACAACAAAACGAACTCCAAAGTTTATTACATAGCCAGAAAACAATGTATCGTTTAATGTAAATCCAAATCCAACTTGGTCGTTAATCATTCTAAACTGATTAATGTAAGTTCCAATATTTTGTAAAACAAGTTGTGGTGTTTGTACAAGTTGTTTATTTTGATTATAAGAAAGAGTATGAACTAAAAGAGCACCACCATCCATTCTCTCTACAATACATTTAGCAATACTACCAAACTTTTGTGGAAGAGATAATATCCTTGATTGATAATCCTCTTTGGTAACACAACGAAGTTGAGAAGCAAAAAACGAACTGGCGTTTGACCTAATCTCATCTACTGTTTGACCATCTGTACCACCAGCACTTGGTTCTTCATTTGATACAGTTATGGTTACACCTGCTGGTGGATTATTAACAACACTAAGTTCTCCAGCTTGAATATTAGATTCAGCTCCACCACCAACTCTATAAGTAAATGTTAAAGATGTGTTAGATGGTGTTTCACCTAAGTTTGGATTATTACCTGTTACAACTCCTATAGCACTTGGAACATCAGCAAGGTTAGTTCCGTTGATTGTTACACCAGCTTGTTCTACAGGATCTACATTTGAACCAGAGTTACTGAATCTAAATAATCCATTACCAAAACAAGCTTTATATGTTTGAGTATCTTCGTCAAACTTAGTTGTGAACTTTTTAGTAGATTTAATATATTCAGCAACATAAGGAATAGGTATAGGAGATGTATCATCAGTAGCATCGCCTTGGTCATAAGCACTTGTCCTTGTCGGGTCATCTGTGTAATGAGTTTGTTTTAAAATCTTATCTTGTGCTAAATAATCAACTTCATACCATGTTTGACCAGCACCATCAACACAACTCATTACTTCAATCAAATCATCTTCACCTAAATCTAGTTCTAAAAACTTAGTAGGAGATGTGATGTTAAAAGTTTTTGTTTTTGTTTTACCAGAAATAGCTCTAACAAATCTTGTTAGGGTGTAAGAACTAGCTTCACCATTACTATCAAGTATTGGAGCACTTACAGCAGGATCGCCTGAACCACTTGATGTGAAATCTATCTCATCGGTAGTCTCAAAAAGAATCTCGGAATCTACATTAGAAGCAATCTGTAATCCACTATCTATTGAAGATGGAGCTTCTCCATAAAGTGGTTCACCAGTTGTACCATCAGCATTTATTGTTGTTTCTACTTTTAGTTTAACAACTGACGGAGTTTTGTTCGGAGTTTTATATCCAAGAAACTCAGCCAATCTACGAACATTTCTTTTCTCTGTTGCTGTTGCTAACAGATTTTCTTTGTAGTTATAATCTATATAATAAGAAAGTACATCACCTACATAACTTGATAACTCTATCAACATCATACCAGGTGATGTTTCGTTAAAGTCTTTATATGTATCAGGAAAGTAAGATTTAGTATATTCTATCAAATCAGCTTTTATAGAACTAAAATCTTTACTTGTATATTGTACATTCGTTGGTTTTATTTTTTGTTTTTCTGTATATGCCATTAGTATGCTCCATTACTTGTACTGCTTCCAGCACCTACACCATCAAATGTAACCTGAACACTTTCTAAACTATTTGGTGCTCTTCTTATGTTAAAGTCTATATTAATATTTACTTGATTCAAATCATCTCTTCTGTCTACTTGAATATTTCTTAAATCTACAAAAGGTAACCATCTACTGAAAACATCAACTATATTATTTTCTATTTGTATTGTGATATCTTCTGTTAATGGCTCAAAGATAAGTGACCTTAAATCCATACCTAAGTTTGGTTGGAATACTCTTTCACCCCTATGTGTGTGTAAAAGAAGTCTGATATTATTTTTTATAGACTCTACAGTAGTCTTCGTGGATTTAAAATATCCATCACCACCACTAACTCTACCAAAAGGAAACTCTATTCCTACGGAGACTCTTGTATCTTGGTCTTCTACAAATCTATCTTTTCTTCTATCAAGTATTGCCATTATGCTTCCTTAACATTTATTAACTTAACTTTAGATTTTCTAACATTAGTATTTACAGTAGGTAACCCAACCTTATTTGATGTCTCACTTATCTGTACAACACCAGTTACAGGTGCCGTAGATACACCAGCAGCTGCTACGACAGGAGCACCAGGACCTGCTACCACACCACCATTGACTAAGGTATTTATTTTACCAGGTAAAATGTTATAAGGTGCTTCCATCTCTGTAATATTGAAATCTTGTTTAACGATAAAATCTATTATAGCATTTCTTAAATCTTCTGCTAAGTCATCTACCTTTTGTTTAGATTCTTTAGTAGCATTAACAAAGTCTTCACCTAAGTTTTTTTCAAATGCTTTATATATGTCGCTCTTAAGCCCCATTTCTAAACTTGTCCTTTTCTTCTAACTTATTCATTACCGCTGAATAATCTTTGTTTATAGCATTTGATAAGAAATCAGGAAGTCCTTGAGTGTTATCGGTAACCGATTGAACTTCTGCTTCCTTTTCTATATTTTTCCATTCACCACTATGAGCAGTTTCAGCTAAGATATCATTTAGAATAGAATCTTTTGTCATCGGAGCTGCTGGATTAGGTTTCACGGCGGCTGGTGCTGGCACTTTTGGAGATGGAGATGCGGTAGGTTGTGGCGCTCTATCTTCAACTATACTATTAGAACTAGAGCTAACTAACACTTCATCTAACTTTTTTTCAAGTGCAGAAAATTTATAATCTAACTCTTCTCTTACTACTTCTCTTATTAACTTCTTAAATATATTAACCTTCATTTTAACTCCTATTCGTTTCTATGAAATGATGTTTACTTAAAAATGGTGTCACACCATCTTGATAAACTCCATTATCATCTTGTTGTCTTTCTTCTAACGATTGTATTATCTCTGTCAAACTTTGTACAGAATTAACTAATGGTCCTGATGCTACACTTAAAGGAGCTCCACTCGCATCCACTAATGGTAATGGAACACCTTGTACGAGAGCATGGGCATTACTTAATATGTTTAATACTTGTTCTAATAATATTCTCAGTTGTTCTCCTAATACTATAGGTTCAGTTTTTTGTTTAGATTGCTTCCCTAAATAAATATTCCGAGATTCAATAACTGAGAATCCTTTATTAGTAATAGTTATATTTCTTCCAGCACCAAAGTTTATATTACGATATGCTGACATTGTTAAATCTTCTTTTTTAGAATCAAATGTAATCCTATCAGAAAACATTATTACTTGGTCAAACTCTATTTGATTACCAGGAGATTCTTGTAACCTACCATATTCTATATTAAATACATCCTCTCTTGGTTCTCCTATCTCATCGTTACCAAAGTTTATACGATAGCCAGGATATTGACCTTCTGCTAAAGTTTCTTGTTCTTCAGCTATTCTTCTATCACTTGATAATGAATCAAAGTTATTAAAAAACTGATTAATAGAACCGAGTGATAATAAACCAAACACAGAACCATTGTTTTCATTATGATTATTTTTTATAGTGATATATGGATTAACAAACCTACTTCCTATCTGTATAGAGTTATTATGTCTACCTTCAAATACCATATCAGAATAAACTGATTCTAACTCTGCTTCAGAACCTATATCACCTACTCTTGTTTCGTATGGAGCATCCAACTCATATATCTTTTGTTTTCGTGTTTTCTTTACATTTGTTTTTTTATAATTTACATTATATCCATTTACATCATCTTTTCTATTATCAATAGCTATTTTACTTTTTAAGTTGGTATTTAAGTTCGGATTAAAAAAAGTATCAGGAGTATAGTTTGGATTATTAGTTGTATTTAAAGGACCTAAATAATAATAGGTATTACCTATCTTCGTGTATATTACACTATCCCCTCTTGCTATAGAATCAGAAAATCCTCTAAGTAAAGGTTGACATACTAAATTATTTTTTAGATATCCACTTTGTAATGTACCTTCAAAAGTAGGTTTTACTAAAATAAGTTGACTTACATCAGATGGTATTTTTGAATATGAAATACCAGCAGACAATAAATCATCTATATTATTTATAGCCTGTTCTACATGACCATGATGAAAACTAAACTCAGGTAATGTTGTAGAATCTTGATTAGCTACACCTAACTCATTAACCTTTTGTGGATCTAATCTTATATGATGTGCCATTACGAACTACCATACTTCCGTCTTATCTCGGTCATATCTACAGGATCTTTATCAGCTATATCATCTCTCTTCTTTTGTAAGTCTTCTGCTACATCTTCAAGAGAAGCCATCAGTTGTTCTTTTTCTTCTTCAGTTAACAAACCAACATCACTATCATCAATCGTTTGTTTTGACATTATCCTCTGATACAGAGTAGCTAGTTTAACAAGGTTGTCATCATTCTTAATACCAACATCCATTAGTTCCTTGATAATAGGACCTACAATAGCGATATCTTCAATACCTTGTATATAACCATGTACCTCTTGAATTAACAAGTCAATTTGAGTTTTCTTTAATTTGTTATTCTCGTATATCTCTTGAGATAAGTCCGAGAAGTTTTTATCACCGAATATCTTAAAATCTTTTTCCATACTTATAAGTATAGTATGGTTACAATATTACACTAAAGAACCTGTATATCTTAGGTTATCTATGTGACCTCTTGTAAGCACTTCTTCTTGAATTTTAGGATATATTTTACGGAATGTATTCGTAATCTGAGTTATTTTAGATGTTTTAACATCTGTCATCTCACGAATCATTATATAGATTGCTTTCTTATTAAAGTTATCTATACTATCTTTATTCTTACAAAGATATAATATAGACTCAGCAATCTCTCTATCTTGGTCTTTTGGAAAAAGTCTTTCTATGTTTTCATCAAAGTAATCAATAGTTTTTCTAAACACATCATTAGATGGATTCTTCTTTATCTTTTCATCTTCTGTACCTTGGTCATATAAAACATCAATGTCGTCATGTATCTTCATCTTCTTGTAGTTAGCATTATTATTCAAGATAAGATAATTCTTTGCTACCACAGAGAAGTAACTAAATGCTTTACTCCCCTTTGTTTCATCAAACTTATGCATGTTGATAACAAGGTTAGAAACTACTTCTTCTTGTAAGTCTCTAAACCCATAATCAAAATAACTAAACTTAAAAGTATTAATTATATTTTCTGCTAACTTAAGAAATGCAGCATGTATCTCTTCAGTATAAATTTTGTTTCGTTCTATAGGATTATCAGACTTGTTGTATCTTACGATAGCATCATGTACTGGTGTACCAAAATAAACTTTACTTTTCTTTCGTCTCTTTTTCATTTCCTTCAACCTCGGTTTCAAATAAATTGTCTAAGTCATTACTAAGTTGTTTTATCTCTTGAAAGAAAAAACCAACTTCGTCATCTGATTCAAATGTACCTTTATCATCTATGGTTTTAAGTTGAAGTTTTATTGTTTCTATAGTATTGTTTATGTTTAGTATGATGTTTTCGTATTCATTGATACGGCGTAATGCGTAAAAAGTCACTAACCCTAAAAAGGTAGC